TTGTGCTTGTTGCTGTTGTTGCATTTGTGCTTGTTGTCTTTCTCTTTCTAATTTCTCAGTATCTACTTCTAATTGTTTTATACCACGAAATCCCTGAACTACATTATCATCTTCAATTTGTTCAGCTTTAGCAAGATTAAGAATACCAGCAGTCTTCTTATAAACCGCATCACTTCCAGCTTTAAACTCATTTGTTTCTGCTTTCTGTGCTTCTATCTTAACAAGTTCCATTTGAACTGGGTCAACTGGAGGTTCTTGTGGTTGTAGGCTTTGTTGTAATTGCTGGTCAATAATAGGCATCATTTCTTCTCTATTAGAAATGCTACTTAATTCGTATAATGATTTTATTAACATCCAATAACTAGGAGAGTTTGGAGGAGAAGTATTTAATAATTGTACTAATTGCTGTACTTCTAATTCCCTAGCCATAATTCCTAAAGTAGAATTAATAACAAATCTTAAATTCATTACTGGATACTTTTCAGAATCTAATTGCATATAACGATAAGCAGACTTTTTAACCCACTCATCTAATAAATTAATTTCTATATTTTGTAAAGTTCTTTTATTACGTTTAATTGCGGCAGTAGTAATCATACTCATACCAGTAGCCGTTGTATTGCGTGGGTTTTGTCCAGTAGGAGCTGCTGCTTGAAACGCACCAGTTCCCATTTCAACCATTCTTTCTAAATCTCCTGATTGATTAAAAGATAAAGATGTAGGAGGTTGGAAATTTATAGGTTGTATAGCTTCCGCTGCTGGTCCATTAGTAAATATAGACCTACCTGGATAAACTTTAAAAGTAGTATTCAAATCTCGTGGAACTAAAGCTGCATTAATAGCAATCATAGGATGAATAGCATAACTCATAGCGTCTATTCTTCCTCGTAATTCCGTATCTAAGGCTTTCTGAGGAGAATATCCTTTTTCAGCTATGCCCCTACCCCAAAATCTATTCGGTACTCTATCGTGCTGATATGCAATTATAGACCTATCTTGCATAAAAAATGGATTTTCTACAGCCCTAAGCAGTATTCCATCATTTGCTATAGTAACTATAGCTTCAACAGTATCTGATTTTTTAGGTGGCTCTTCTGATAATATATTTAGTTCTTCTTCTACTGCTGCGCCTATAGGTTCTAATAATTCTGATGGTACTCTACCATGATATTCTGTAATTTTTACCCAATCGTGTTTATTTAACGGAGTTGCTTCTCCCCTAGCCCAATAGTCACTATCGTCTTTACCACCACCTAGCTCTACATTAGCATAAATACCATCATCTTGTTTTCTTTTTACTGCGTCTTTGTGCGTATATAATATATGTGCGCACCCTTCAGCATCATTTATATTTTTAGCTAATGGGTCTATAGCAAATTCCATTGGGTCTATAGCTATTAAAGAAACTTCTGGAACTATTGTTTTCTCCGAGGTTAAATTTCCCTCTTCGTCTTGTACAGGAACTCTGGTTTCTCTAGCTTTTACTACTACTTTACCAATACCTGTTCCGTATATAGCGCCATTAAGAAATATCTCAGACATAGCACCAGGAACTTTAGCCAATTCGTATTCTTTTAATAATTGGTCTATAAAAAAGCCCATAACTTGCTGTTCTTCTTCGCTCTCTATACTGGATTTATCTATATCAACCCAGCGCTTAGAACTAAAAACAGCTTCTTCTAATTCTGCAACAGTTACTTCTATAGCTTGTTGTAAAGCTGGAGCAATCAGTTGACTTCGCTCACTCTCTCTAGTTTTATCTTCAGCTTTCCAAAGACCTCTCCAAAGACGATAATATTCATTCCACTTAGCTCTAAAGTTTGTATTTCTATAGTCTTCCCAATCACGAACTTTAGATACTATCCATCCTGCTAAAGGGTCTGTAGCCTTATCATGTCCGTCTGCTGTTGACTTATTTTCGTTTACTACAATACTATTTACCATTAATATCCTGCCTGTTTATCTAGTGGACTCCAAGTATCAATCCAAGATTGGTCTATATATGAAGTTACTGCTATTTGGTCTATATACGCTAATGCGTCTAACATATCATCATGTGTTAATTGTGATGGAAAATCTAAAGCTTGTTCTATTAATTTTTTTAAATATTCACCTTTACTAAAAGAAACTCTTCCATGTTCTAATCTTCCTTGTAATGCCCACGTAATACGCTCTTGTTTCTTTTTACCACCATGTGTTACTTCAACTACATTTGGAAACGTATTTAATCTTCTCATTTGATCTGTTAAGTATGGCATAATAGCGTTCTTTAAACTTCCTTTTTCAATACCTACACTTACTGGTTTATATTTCTGAGCTGTTCTTAATATTTGTATACTTGTTTCTCTGACATCCCACCTACCAGTTACTATATCTTTTACGTGCCACCCCTCTGGACCAGCTTTTACAACAGCTATTGCACACTCATCTAGTCTTGCTAACTTACTTGTCATCTTTCTACCTTGTAAATCTACAAAACCCGCTGGGTCAACAGTAACATAGTACTGTCCTTCTGGTTCTTCTTCTACTACCTTGTCAAACCACTCTTCTTTAAATACATTACCACCACCACTTCTAAAAGAAGCTTGATATTCTTGTAAAAATACTTCAGAAGACAACGTATTTCTAGCATTTTCTACTTCATCTTCTGGGACAAAAGGATTATCTGCCGTATTATACTCAAAAGAGTCCCAATCATCTAATTTATTAGCAGTTAAAAACAAATTATAAAAATGATTCTTCCCCGCAGGTGTTCCTATGAACAATGCCCCACCTTTTACGTCAGATAGTGTAGGTCTTATAATTTCTTCCCATACTGAAGGCTTCATAGTAGCATACTCATCTAAAACTACGTAACTTAGACCAACACCCCGAAGAGTATCTGGTCTATCAGACCCTTTTATGTGGATTTCCCTTCCATTTATTAGTTTTACTACTCCAGTATTCTCTAAAGTGTCCTTTATAACTCCTTCGCCTAGCCCTTTTATGAGTTTCCACATAATATCTTTCCCTTGTTGGAAAGTTGGAGCTACGTAATAGGTTACAATCTGTGGTCCTAGCTTATAACCAAACTCGTTTTCTTCTTTTAAAGCCTCTATAAGTAAAGTTACAGCAGAAAGGTAAGATTTTCCAAATCTTCTACCTGCCGCACAGACTTTAAATCTCTTTGTAGAGTTAAAAATCTCTAATTGACCTGGATGTAAAGTAAAGTCTAGTTCCATTAGTAGTAAATATCAACTGGATTTTTATAAATTTTTATACACTTGTTATACGTACTCTTATATACCTTAGATGGGGTATCTTCTACTAAGTAATCTTTCCACACATAGTCAAATATTTCCAAAACCCTTAAAATAAACCACCTAGGTTGTCCATCTCTAGCTAAAACAGAACTTACTTCGTTTTTATGCCAAGTACTATCTTTATATTTATCGTGTTGTCTTCCATATTGTAAAGCAGCAGCCATATCTGACTTCCATAAACACGCAGAAATTACTTGTGGTAATGCAAAAGCATTAGAAGTAAATAACAAATATAGAAACAGACCACGAAAAAAAGTCATGCTATTCCGCTAAGGCTCTCTCCATAGTTACATTATGCAGATATAGTTTTTGTTTTTCAGCGGATGTCCACCTAGCCTCATATCCCGCGTCTGGTACAAACACATCTATACCATATGGTACTACTTCTCTAACTGGAGGGTTACTAAATTTATAAGCCTCATTTGCTGTCAGACCCATTACGAGGACTGTGTTTAGGGTTTGACTTGCGCAACCTGTCAAAAAGCTCAGAATTAAGCCTATCGACATCAGCTTCGCTGAGTGTATCCATCCCTTTTGCAATTTTTTCAAATTCTTCTTTATCCTCTTTTCTTTGTTCTTCTAGTTTTTCTTGAACTTCTTTTTCATATCTTTTTTCAATTGAAGTTACAAATAGTTTGTAAAAGAAATTTAAAAGTTTTTTTAATATGTCCATATCTTCGGTCTTTTCTTACCAGGAATACCAGAGTCTAAATGAATATGTCGCTTACCAACTGGTCCTTTCTGATGTATTCCTACACCTGTAAAATTTAATTCCATAGCTAGTAACACTAACAAATATGCTTCTGGTCCAGAAATTAATACATCTATTGCTTTTCCTGTAGTATGTGGTCCATTTAAACCTGTTTTACTAACTTCTTTATTTCTATCAGGGCATCTATAACCGCTTCTAACTTTTAAAGGAAAATTACATAACTTCCTAAGTTTCACTACTTTATTCATAAACTCAGGATTCATATTATTATCTGTTCCAGCACATCTAGAACAGGAACCATGACAACTTAATTCTTCTTTAGTAAAATATAGCCAACGGCTTTGCATTAATCTGCTAATTCTTTAAACGTTTTTAAGATAGTACCAAAAAGTTCTCCAGAATCCCACACTGCTTTAGCGTGTATATTCCAAGAAGTTCTTTGACCTTCCTGTCCTGGTTGTATTCCAACACTCACCAAACCACCATATCCACTTTTTTTATCAAACTTACTATAACCTACAGAATATCCTTTACCTTTATATTCTTCTTGTCTTTCTGGAGACTCTACATCTACATTTACTAAGTTTTTTGCGCCTGAAAAAGTACCTATAGGAGTATTAACACCAGCACCAAATCTTCTAGCATTTATATCAATATCTGTAAGACCCTGAGATTCTTTTATCATATCGTATGATAACTGTGGAGTTATACTTAATCCATCTGTAATAGGAACTGTATAAGGTTCTTCTGGTCTATATAGTTTTCGCATAGCCTGTTCTGTTGTTTCAAAAGGGTCATCTTGCGAAAAAAGACTTCTTTGTTGTTCCTGATTATAAGGCATTATTTAGGCTTCTTAGCGTCTTCCATCCACTTTGCTAAGTTATGCACTTTTTCCCAAAATATATCATCTTTTTTGGTGTCAGTCCAACCAGCAACTAATTTGCCAGCGTGAGCTACCGCTAATACGACAACTACGACTTCCATCCAATTTTCTACTATCCACTCCATAACTTTCTCCTATGTACTTGCTATAAATACTTCAACCGCAACTGCATTGCCACTTGGGTCTATTAATATACTTTCTAAATCATTTAAACTTGTAACGATACCAGCACTAGCATCAGATAATCCTATACCATCGTGAGGAGTTCCCATAGTAAATGTTTCTCCTGCTCCTAGTAAAATAGTAGTTGACATATTAGCTGTACCACCTTCAGCTCCAGCTACTTGTAAAGATAAATTTACAGAGTTTGAAGAGTCTAAATTTGTTACCCTAATATATTTAGTACTTTCTAAATCTAAAGCACTGTCAGATGTGCTAGTTGCTGTTTGAAACGTAGCGATGGTAGTATCAACACTTGCTGGGCAAGTCACAGTTCTTTTCAGAACTTGAGCTATACTAGCTACAGTATATGTCTTTGTTCCACCTTGTTCTCTATCATTTAGAGTTATTGCCTCAGTGTGTGTTACACTTAGTGTCGCCATTTATTTATTCCTCATTTACTTAAATCTTCAAATCTATTTGTCGAACCTTTTCCAAATTTTTGCCAACCAGTAAATCCTGTTTTTGTTTTTTTCTTATTATTATTTCTTAAATACAAAAGATACATATTTTTAAATTGTTCTTTAGTAAACTTAGCGTTTTTCATAGCTGCTTTTGTATTTGGACCCATTCTACCATCAATATCTAAAAGTTTACCTTTATTTTGTCCTGATATATTTTTAGCTCCCTTTTGTCTTAAAAGCTTTTGTAAAGTTTCAACACCACCACCTTCATTTAGTACTGTAGCGTTCATAACTATATTTTGTAGGTTATCTGGTAATTTCTCTATATTAAATTTATCATAATATTCTTCTTTATATATTTTATTTGCTACCGATTCATCCAGATTTATCATCTCATTTCTTGTAACTGGTCTACCGTACCACTCTGCTAATTTTCGAGCTGATATTCCATAGTTAGTTCCAACTAAATTATTAGTAGTAGGGTCATAATTTCCAGGGTCTGCTTTAAAATCTTGATAACCACCTTCTTTCTCTCTTACAGAGCGAAGAACACGTGTAAATTTATCTCCCTTTGGTTTTCCAATCTCTGAAACAGTTTGTTTTACTGCTTCCCAATAACTTTGTGGTAGTATATCACCTGGTTTATTAACATCATATGTCTCCCACGGTTGAGGAGGGGGTTGTCTTACTTGCCCCATTAATCCCATATTTACTTGTGGTCTTACTCCAGTCGTAGGTAGCAAAGTATTTGCTCCATACCCACCATCAGGTATAGTATTTACATTAGGACTTGGATTTATAGGTGGAGTAGCACCTCTATTATTTCCACCAAATAATGAAATAGGTAAACCTCTTGCAGCCATTAGCTGGTCTATAAAAGACATTACCAACTACCTATAACATAACCGAGAGAAAACATACCTACATACCAAATAACAGGTGGTAGGTATTTTAACATATCCCAGAAGTCGTCTTTAACTTCTTCCATTTTTAATTTATGACGTTGAGACATTACTTATATTTCCCACCGCCCTTCTTACGCTTAGCCACTACCCTTGGTGGTCGCTATCTTTCATAGACGCTGTGGTAGAACTTGGTGTCATAGCTGAGGGTTTAGCGTATTCTACGCCTTTTCCTTTTACATCTCCAACAACTAGTGCTGGACCTTCTTGCTTAGAACCGTATTGTTTCTTATCACTTGGCATGATTAACTCCTATTTCTTCAAATTGTGCATCGATAACTTCTGTTTTTGTAATCTTTGGTACTCCCTGTACCGTTATTGTTACTCCTTGATTCGCTGGGTTAGAGATATGTTCCACTGCTTTTCTAGCAGGTACAACTCTATCCCAAAGAATTTTTAAGCAGACGGTATCTCCATCTTCTGCTCTTTTAATTGTTGTCTTAACTATCTTATCAAAGTTTTTTAAGACCTTTGTCATAACTCCATTTATCGCAGCTTCTTGTAAAAGAGTTAAAGAGTTTTTAGACCCTTTAGGTCTTCCCCCTAAGTTCTTCTTTGGCTGTGTGGTAGTTTGCTTTAAGTTTTCTGTAGACTTCTTTTTCATCTCTCTCCATTCTTGAGGCTATTAATTTAGATAGTTTCCTCAACTTTTTATTTAACTTTCCATTCATTATTGGAACTTACTTATCTCCTAACCCATTCCAATATGTGTCTTTTAAAGACTTAATTGATTTTAGTGTTTCTGATTTACCATACTTCTTTTCGTATTGCTTACTAAGTTCAATCTCATCGCTTTCATCAATTGGAGAAAAGGTGGTATTAAACTCCCCTAAATTATACTTTTTTTTAAATTCTTTGCTTGTCATATCTTCTCATACGTCATTAATAAAAGAGTAAATACTGTTATTACTCCAGCAGAAAAAAAGTAACCAGCCCATAAAGGCTCTCTAATATATAACTGCAACATTGCATTAATAAAATACAGAACAGCGATAATCACTGTAAAAGTAAATCTATTTGTTAATAACTCTAGCACGTATTCTTTTTTTAACTCCTAAAGTTTCTTTTAAAAACTAATCTCCAAATCCATGACCTCATTATAGATACGCAAGTCATAATCAGAGCAATTCCCATACTATCAAATATTGTAGGGTAAAACCCAAATATTGGAAAAATATATAATTGGATAATAACTGCTAGAAAAAAACCAGAACCTACATCAATAAAACTCTCAATTAAACTTCGCATTAAAATTTCTTTCTTAAAGTTTTAACCTTTACAACACAAGGTCTGAGTATATGACTATATCCACCTTGACCTTCGTCATCTGTTAAAGTATCTACTACGTGGTAACTCTCTGGTGTTTCTTTTATCAACCACCCTACAGTTTTACATCTAACTCCCATGTCTGGCATATCATCTTCTTCCACCCACCCCGCATCTCCAGAGTGGTCTTCCCATTCAACACAGACTAATGGAAAAGATTTATATTTTCTTGTCATAAGCTCCTATTTTTTTTATCTAACGCCTATATTATACCATATATTTTACCCTTTGTCAAGTATTTGTTTTCATTAAGTTTTTCACGATTTTATTTTACCCTTCAACTTATTGATATAATTGGTATTTACTGGTATATATGATTATTTCAAATTATAGTTAAATACTCAAATTCTACCCTGTTGTGTAAGAATGGGTTAATCGGCATCTATCAATCTAAAAGTATGCCCCCCTCCCTATGCAAATACGAATCATTATCATTTGCATTACGATTACTATTAGCATTATCATCTATGCTGATAGTTGGCGAGGGAATGTGAGTGAGGG